CACTTCAGCAGTTCAAACTTCCCCAGCTACCATTGCAGCGGCTACTTCAGGTGTTTATGACAGCATTGGCACAACTGATGCAATTATTTACGGTACTTTTACCGCAGCTACTGCTGACGCTACTGCCGGTACGATTACGGTTACTGTTGAGTATATCGTTCGTGATTCTGATGGCTCTGCTAATCCAAGCCAGTCTTAATTAATCTGGGGGTTCGCCCCCTTTAACTTTTGGAGATTAATTATGGGTATGCAAACCGATGTTTTATCAGCGCATCTTAGTGCTGCTGGTACTCTTTATACTGGTCGTACTCGTTTAAAAGGGATAATTGTTGCCCCTAAAGCTAGTACAGCCGCTACTTTTGAAATACGCACAACCAGCGCTACAGGCCCAATTCTTTATACAATGGACATAGCAAGTCTTGGTACACCAAACACAACTTGTATATTAATTCCCGGTGAAGGGATTGTGGCAAAAGAAGGTTTATATTTAACTTTAAGTGTTGGTTCAGTGACTGGAATTACGGTGTTCTATGGCTAAGAAAAAAGGTCCGTCTCTTGCTATTGGTAGAGGTGAAAAGCTACCCGTATCTAAAGGTGCTGGACTTACTGCAAAAGGCAGAGCTAAGTACAATGCGGCTACGGGTTCTAATCTAAAGGCTCCGCAACCACAAGGCGGTGCAAGAAAGCGTTCATTCTGCGCTAGGATGTCAGGGATGCCCGGACCAATGAAAGACGAGAACGGCAAACCAACTAGGAAGGCTGCAAGTCTAAAGAGATGGAAATGCTAAACGTGATGGAATTATGGACAAGCGGACTGACTATATTAATAGCAGTAATAGCCTATATGATGAATGAAAAGTTTACAGAGTTAGCCCGTATTGGTATATTGTTAAATAAAACCAGAGAAGAGGTAGCCCGTGATAACGTCACTAAAGCAGAAGTTGACCGCATTGTTGAACACATTGACGCAAGGTTTAACAAGCTTGAAAACAAAATTGACCAGCTTATTTCAAGGTAAAGATGCCAAGTAGTAGTAAAAAGCAACACAATTTTATGGAAGCAATAGCCCACAATAAAGCTTTTGCTAAGAAGGTAGGTGTCCCACAGTCCGTGGGGCGTGATTTTTCAAACGCCGACAAAGGCAAAACTTTTAAAAAAGGTGGTGATACTATGGCTTCAAAAATGGATCCAAAAATGATGGCTGCAATGATGGCTGCTAAAAGAAAACCGCAAATGCCTGTAGGTGGGCGTATGGGTATGGATAATCAAATGAGACAGGCCGGCAGAGCAATGCCCGGAACTCCTGCTATGATGAAAAAAGGTGGTATGGCTCATAAAGACGTAAAAGAAGATATGCCAATGATGAAAAAAGTAGCCGATGTTGAAGCTACTAAAGTAGTTAAGAAGCATGAAAAGAAAATGCACGGCATGAAAGCGGGTGGATCTTTCCGTTCAGCAGCTAATGGTGTAGCTAAAAAAGGCTTAACCAAAGGTACAATGATTAAAATGAAAAATGGTGGAGCTTGTTAATATGGCCAACATACGCAAACCTACTTTTAAAGAGGTAGAAAAATTAGATAGATCCCGTGAATTAATGCAAAGCGGGATTGAAGGTGAAAAAGATTTTCTATCTAAAATATCTACAACAATGGCTAAATCAGCCCGTGATGAAATTCGTTCTGGGAAAAAACTTAGAGAATCAGTACCGGAAGAGGCTCGTGAATATGAAGCTTATCAAGGGGCAGGATATAAAAAAGGTGGCAACGTTGCCAGTGCGTCCAAACGTGCCGATGGTTGCGCTATTCGTGGCAAGACTAAAGGAACAATTGTAATGTGCGGTGGAGGAATGTACAAAAAATGAGACCTTCTCGTGGAATGGGTGCAATAAGCCCATCTAAAATGCCCGGCGGTAAAAAGAAAGCCCGTAGAGATAACACCGACTTTATGCAATTTGCTGAAGGTGGCGAGTTAAAAGCAGTACCGGACGATAACAAAGGTTTATCTAAATTACCTACAGAAGTGCGTAACAAAATGGGTTATATGAAAAGCGGCGGCCTATATGATAATATCAATGCAAAGCGTAAAAGAATTGCTGCTGGTTCTGGCGAGAAGATGCGGAAAGTCGGAGCCAAAGGTGCCCCCTCCGCAATGGATTTCGTCAATTCAGCAAAAACGGCTAAAAAGAGGAAGTAATGACAACTTCAGGACTAACAACATTTAATCTAGACCTTAACAACCTTGTTGAAGAGGCGTTTGAGCGTTGTGGTTCTCAGTTGCGTAGCGGTTATGACTTGCGCACAGCCCGTAGATCATTAAACCTATTAAGTATTGAATGGGCTAATCGTGGTATTAATCTATGGACTATTGAGCAAGGACAGATAAACCTTGTTACAGGACAGGCGTTATACGCTATACCAAACAATACAATAGACCTATTAGATATGGTTATCCGTCAAAATAACGGATCAGCAAGCAATCAGGTTGACATTAATATTAGCCGGATATCTGAGTCTACTTACTCTACTATTCCTAATAAGCTAACTACTGGTAGACCAATACAGGTTTGGATTAACCGCCAATCTGCAATGACTAATGCTGTAGCCACAACTACTTTAGCTAACAATACTGGAACAGTAAGCGCAACAGCTACTTCAATTAATGTAGCATCTAGTGCTAATTTACCAAGTGCTGGGTTTGTATTAATAGGTACAGAGGTTATTAGCTATCCAAACATAGTAGATAATACCCTAACTAACTGCGCTCGTGGTCAGAACGGCACGACTGCGGCTACCCATACTAATGGTGATTCAGTAACTATTCAAAATCTGCCATGTATAAATGTATGGCCTACACCTGATGCCGGTGGCGCACCGTATACTTTTGTTTACTGGCGTATGCGTAGAATACAAGATGCCGGCAATGGTACAACAGAACAAGATATTCCGTTTAGATTATTACCTTGCATGGTAGCTGGACTAGCGTTTTATATGGCGCAGAAACTACCAGAAGGACAGCCAAGGATAGGATTTTTAAAGCAAGAGTACGAAGAACAATGGTTACTGGCATCTACAGAAGATAGGGATAAAGCCGCTTCTAGATTTGTGCCAAGGACTTTATTCTATGCCTAATAAGTTTAGTAGTGGCAAGTTTGCAATTGCCGAATGTGATAGATGTGGTCAGCGGTTTAAGTTAAAAGAACTTAGAAAGCTGGTTATTAAGCAGCAAATGAAGAATATTAAAGTTTGTAATGAGTGTTGGGAACCGGATCAACCGCAATTATCTTTGGGAATGTACCCTGTAGACGATCCTCAAGCGGTAAGAGAACCAAGACCTGATACAAGTTACTTAGCTTCTGGTGTAAGTGGTTTACAGATTCAGAACGGTACTAATAATACTATAGATGAAAATGGATACCAAGAAGGCGGTAGTAGAGTATTTGAGTGGGGCTGGGCACCTGTTGGTGGTTCTAGAAGTTTTGATAGAGTTTTAACACCCAATGCATTAGTTGCAACGGGAACTGTAAATAGTGTAACAATCTCGACAACTTAGGAGTGTAAAATGGGATATAGATCAGCAGCCGATGGAGTGGCAAAAAAAGGTAAAACTGAAGGTAAGAATCTAGGTAATTCTGGACCAACAGCAAAAACACAAAACGGACCAATAAAGAATGGCGTAGGAAAGACTAATGCTAACATGAAATCTATGGGGCGTAACTTGGCTAAAATAGCCGCACAAAGGGGTAGATAATGGCTAAGTTTTCTAAAAAGGTAATGGGTAAAGAAGTTGGTGATGCTAGTGTATATGCAGAGCCACATACCATGTCCGGTAAAAAACTATCTACAAAAACCAATAGCGGTACTGGCGCACAGTTAATGGACAAGATGAATATTTCTACTGGTGGCATTAGTAAAGGAAGTTATACTCCAGAAAATCCTAATGGCGCAATTAAGATTCGTGGAACAGGCGCTGCTACTAAAGGTTTAATGGCTAGAGGGCCGATGGCATAATGAATTACGCTGCACTTGTTGCCGCTATTGAGGCATACGCTGAAAACTACGATACCGGAACTGGTGGGTTTGTAGAGAATATCCCTGTCTTTGTTAAGCAAGCAGAACAGCGTATCTATAATACGGTTCAGTTACCATCATTGCGCAAGAACGTAACAGGTATAACATCGCCAGCAAACAAGTACTTATCTTGCCCAAACGATTACCTAGCTACATACTCTATAGCTGTTATTGAAAACTACGGATTAGCTACAGAAACATATACATACTTGTTAAATAAGGATGTAAACTTTATTCGTGAAGCTTATCCAACACCAGCAGATACGGGCTTACCATACTATTATGCATTGTTTGGACCACAATATAGTGCGCCTACAGAGTTAAGTTTTCTTTTAGGACCAACTCCAGATGCCGCTTATAGAATGGAATTACATTATTTTTACTACCCTGAATCTATTGTTACTGCTGGAACTACTTGGCTTGGCGATAATTTTGATACTGTTCTTTTATATGGATCACTGTTAGAAGCAGCGTCATATATGAAGTCAGATGCAGAAACTATTAATTTCTACAAAGACCGTTATGGAGAGGCATTGGCACTCTTAACTAGATTGGGTAACGGACTTGAGCGTGGTGACGCATACCGTGATGGTCAGACTAAACTGAATACAAACCTTAAAGGGAATGTCGTAGCATGACCATAGTCCAAGGACAAACTACAAGATTTAAGGATGATGCACTCAGTGGATTGGTTAATTTTGCTGTTGGAACTTCTTATACTTATAAAATTGCTTTATATACTGCAAACGCTGATTTAAATAATGCTACTGCTGTGTATACGACTGTAGGCGAGATTACGGGTACAGGATACACAGCAGGAGGAAAGCCTTTAGTTATATCAACAAGACCTACTGAAGACACTTCAAACAATGTGGCTTACATATCGTTCGACCCAGTAGTTTGGACAAGCGCATCCTTTACTTGTAGGGGCGCATTGATTTACAATAGTACAACGACTGCAACAGTAGCAGTATTGAATTTTGGCTCAGATAAAACAACAACGGGTACGTTTACGATTACGTTCCCAACACCATCATCAACAACCGCAGTAATAACTATTTCTTAGGACACTATGTTAGTTACAACAACAAAAGGCGAGATGGATGATTCCCTTCTTGAGAAAAAAGAGGGTTCAGTCGATAATGACGTTGAATACACAACTTGGACAGAGTATTGGCTAGATGGTGAACTAGTCCATCGTTCTGCTCATGTAACTCTTAAAACTTCACCATTTACCGATTTAGTCGGGGCAACTTTAGGATAAACTATGGCAAATACTCAATCAATGTGTACTTCGTTTTTGGGTGAGCTTTTAAGCGCAACCCATAACTTTAGTTCCGTTAATCCAGCGCAAACTGCAAGTACAGCAAATACATTTAAAGCAGCGCTATATCTAGCATCTGCTACGCTTAATGCGTCTACTACAGCTTATAGTGTTACAGGTGAGGTAACGGGTACAGGATATACGGCTGGTGGCGTAACGGTTACTAACGCAACGAATCCAACATCTACTAACGCATCTACAACAGCTGGCGTAGGGTATTGGACACCATCTGCAAGTATCACTTACACTACAGTAACATTGTCTACTGCATTTGACACCATGTTGTTATATAACTCAACTCAGTCTAACAAGGCAGTTGCGGTGTATACCTTTGGTTCGCAGACAATTACTGCTGGTAACTTTACTTTAACAATGCCAACTAACTCTACAACTGCTGCTTTAGTACGCTTATCAACAACTTAAGGTGACGTATGGCTCTGGGCTGGGGTAATAATGCGTGGGGCGATAACGGTTGGGGCGGAACGCTTGCATTAACTGGCGTAGTAGCAACAGGTGTTTTAGGGAATGAAGTACCAACAATAACCATAGCTTTGACCGGTGTTGGAGCTAGTGGAGCAGTAGGAACAGTAGTAGCAAGTACGGCTGAAAACGAAGACGGCACATTTGCTAGTGGTTTTGTAGGAACAGCGGTACCAAATTTAACTGTAGCAATAACCGGTGTAAACGCAGCTGGCGCAGTAGGGACTGTAACTCAAAGTAAGAGTGTAGCTTTAATAGGAGTAGAGAGTTCCAGTACAGTTGGAACTGTAGCACCAGTATTAAGTCTTGCTCTTAGTGGGGCAGCTGGTTCTGGCGCAGTTGGCACAGTAACGAACGGTGGAGTTGATGTAGCCTTAACTGGCGTAGTTGCAAGCGGTGATGTAGGCACAATAACAGAGACTATTAGTGTAGGTTTAACAGGTGTAGAGGCTAGTGGTTTAGCAGGGGCAGAAGAAGATAACATAACAATTGCATTAACAGGTGTTAGTGCAGACGGATTAGTAGGTACTATACAACCCGGCAAGTCTACCGCAATAACAGGAGTTGGCGGAACGGGCGCAGTAGGAACAGTAACAAATGGCGGATTTAGCGTAGCATTGACAGGTGTTAATGCAGTAGGAAAAACAGGCGATTTAGGGTATTATTATTGGAGTGTAATTATTGATGACCAAACGGCTAATTGGGTAGAGATTAACAATGCAAATACTCCTAGCTGGACAGATATTAATAATACAGAAACCGCCAATTGGGAAGAAATAGAAACAATTTAAGGAATAATTATGGCATCCACATATTCAGCACTAAAGATAGAGTTAATAGCTACAGGTGAACAATCTGGAACATGGGGCGCAACAACTAACGTAAACCTAGGCGATGCTGCTTTAGGTGAGGCAATAACAGGTTCAGCGGACGTAGCCTTTTCGAGTGCGGATGTAACCATAACCCTAACAG